CCAAGACCGCGATTTTAATGAAGAACCGTCAAACTGGTTTAATGGTACCTATGTTAATGAATTTTTAACACCTGGTGTTACATTAGGTAATAGATTAGCCCTACAACATTTCGATAGGGGTAATGAGGATGTTTTAATGGACATCACTGATTTCGTTAATGATGTGATAACTACTGGGACAACAACAGGTATAACAACTGGAATCACAACAGGTATAACAACTGGGATTACTACGGGCATCACCACTGGAATCACAACTGGGGTTACCAGCGGGATTACCACTGGAATCACAACAGGTATAACAACTGGGATTACCACTGGAATCACAACAGGTATAACAACTGGTATTACTACGGGAGTAACAAGTAGTTACAATGGTTTTTGTTTAAAATACACAGACCCGTATGAATCTTTGGTTTTTGATGATTCTAGAGCGTATGTTTTAGGGTTATTTACAAAATACACACAAACATTTTTTGAACCGTTTATTGAAACACACTACAATGATCATATTGTCGATGATAGAGTTGATTTCTTTTTAAATAAATTAAATAGATTGTATCTTTATGTTAATATTGACGGAAAACTGACTAACTTGGATGAATTACCAACATTTACAATAAATGGGGTTGTAACAATAAACCCATTTATAGTTAAACAACAAACAAAGGGTGTTTATTACGTTGAATTTTTCGCATCAAGTGAGGTGTATGACTCTTATACTGAATATAAAGATGTTTGGTCTAACATAAAAATTAATGGTGTTAACAGACCAGATATAAGATTACGCTTCGTGCCAAAAGAAGACAACGATTACTACCAACTCGGTTCTGATGTCTCGGAACCAATTAGATATGGGATATCAGTTAGCGGTATTAAAAGAGAAGAAAAGGTTAATCAAGGTGAAAAAAGACGTGTCAACGTTCACCTCAGAAAGCCATATACAGTTGAACAACAAGATGTAAAAACAAATGTATATTACAAATTGTATATTAAACAAGGGCCAAATGTTATTGATATACTTGATTGGCAACCAGTTAACAAACTATATAATTCGAATACCTTTAATATCGATACAACCTGGTTGGTGCCACAAGTATATTACGTTGACATTAAAGTCGAAAGAAATGATGAAATTAATGTCTATAACGAAGAATTAAAATTCACTGTATTAAGTAAATTAAAAGGATAATGGTACTCACATATATTAACCCACTTAGTAAAAACTATAAAGGTCAATACACTTACGAGTTTATATTTTCAAAAACAAATGAAATAAACTTTGGTGATGATTGGGACGTTTCTCCAGCCGCTAGTGGAACGCTAACACCGCCACCAATTGATGACATCGAAACTGTGGCTATACTAAAGACAAATGATATTGAATTGGATTTGGCAATTTATTCCGATAATTTTTCAATGTATGATTGCGTTGAAAACGTAATAGCTATGGGTTGGGAAAAAGAGTCACCCAATAATGAGGTTAGACTTGTGTTTCATTTTGGTGAATCCTATGAGAGTGTGAAAGAAAAACTATACAGTAGAGATAAAATAATTATAATGATAAAAACTCCAGAAAATGAAGAAATCTGATTTTATACAAAAATTAAAAGAAAATAAAGAAGTACCGAGTGTGGGTGACATTGAAAAAGCCTCACAAAATGTTGAAAAAATGGGTGCGGTTGTAAAACAATTTGGTGACCACCTTCAATCTTTAAAAGACATGGGTGTTTTGGGTGAAGATTTTGACGCATCAAAAGATTATGAATCTGAGACCGAATTTTTTAGTGACATGATCGATCATTTGATGTATAAAAAATACAAAATGACTTATTTTAAACCCGTTGAAAAAAAACAACTTGAAACTAAACCTAACGAGCCAGAAATTAATGACCCACAATTAAAAATTGATTTCCCAAAAGAAAAAACTTTCGAACCAGAAAAAGAGGAGGAAATAAAACCAATCTCACAAATGTCAGATTCGGAGTTTAAAGAGACTATGGATAAAAAATTGATGTTTGGTGGGGATGGTTCAATATTTTATGTGGTAAATTTAATTAAAAAAGGGGTTGAAGAGCTTAAAAATAACCCAGATTCTGGAAAAAACGCATTAAGACCCGCTTATATAGCATTACAAGACATAATTAGAAAAAATCTTGAAGAAAATTTTGCGGATTCAAAAATCTTCACTATTATTGCGGAGGCGGAAACGCCAAAAATCAGTAAAAAAGAAATTTTAGAATACTTAAACCGCAATGAACATGAGTAATACAAAAGAAAAAGAGGCCCCAGTTATCATTCCGACAACTACGCCAACAGAAGATCCGTCAAAGATCAAATTCCCAAAACCGAATGTTTTACCAAAACCTCAGGCATAAATTTGGTTATTAAATTTTTTTTGCTTATCTTTGCCCTATAAATAAAAATATAGGGCTTTTTTATGGAAAAAACTGAAAGACAATCGAATATCGACCTAACTGGATATCCTAAGTTGATAAACAACGATATTCTAAACAAAATCGCTAATAGACGCCATCCTATGGCTAAAATGCCATATTATCACAAAAAAAATGAACCACAAAAACTTCACGAAGAAGATATAATTGAGGATCGTTTTAAAGGTTTAGTCGATTCCTACACCAACACATTTGGCGGTAGTAAGGAACATATTAACCAGATTCGTGTCATGATGAACGCTGGGGCCAATGGTATGGAAATAATGCGCTCAGAGAAACCAAAACGCAGAGAGTTGGTTAGCTTAGTTGAACGGATTATGCGAGAAGAATTTAATATTGATCGTGATGAGGTTTTATTTGACTTGGAAATTGTTGATGTCGGTTCGTGTGAACTTCCAGACGAAATGGATACCGAAAAAGAAATTAAGGATGATTTCGAACAAACCGATGATTTTGATATACTAAAGAAAAGGACTATTAACGCTTTTTCTCAAGGAGCTGCGTTGGCATCACATTATATTTTTCATATGTATAAGAATGATTTTGAACGAATATGTCCAGATATCACTCCAACATACCAAAGAGCGCTTATAGCAAACGATTTGTTTTACTTTATGTTAGATGACAGTAGTTTACAAAGCCAACTTTGTGGTGGCGAAAGTGGCGCCAACGCGGGGTATTGTCGTTTAAATTTTGATGGTGATATACCTGTTATTGAAGCTAAAGCAATTAGTGCACCGATACTACTACATGAAGTTACAAAAGCCCTAATAACATTTTTTTCGATTCCAGGTATTCAAAACATGGATAAAGAAACTATTGATGAAACGGATTATGTGATGGCTGAATTGTGGGATATTCGTTTTGGTACAACACTTTGGGTTAATTTCCACTCACTTATAGATGAAAGAGATTATGACATTAAAAAATTAATCTTTGTTGAAGTATTTAAAATGGATTCAGAGATGTTTGTTAAAGACTTCATGTACAATGTCATGAATAAACCCGAATTAGCTAAAAAAGAGATTGATTTTATCGTTAGAAAAATCAGAAATAAAATCACCGAATACCAATTTGAAAAGGATTCTGACGGTATCGACTTGTCCGATTTGGGTATTTTCTAAAATAAAAGTATTTATATGAAAATACTTTGTGAATATAACAGATAAAAGACAACTACTATTAGAGTACACAAAATGTGCTAAAGACCCTTCTTATGCAATTGAAAGTTATTTTGAAACTTTTGATAAAACACAAGAGGGTTTTGTGCCATTTAAATTATTTGACAAACAAAAGTTATTAATTAGTAATTACGAAACTAATCGATTTAATTTAGTTTTAAAATATAGACAAGCTGGTATATCAACGGTAACTGCGGCATACGCTGCGGTAAAAACAGCTTTTGCTATTTCAGATAACCCAGAGAGGGTGCTTATTCTAGCGAACAAACAAGAAACTGCCGTTGAATTCTTAAATAAGATAACAGGTTTTATCAAACAATTACCTGATTGGACTAACATTACATTCGATAAAGCATCCCAAAAACATGTTAAACTATCAAATGGGTCAGAATTAAAGGCAGTTGCAACATCTACGGATGCGTTACGTGGTTATACACCAACAATAATGATTCTGGACGAAGCTGCGTTTATTGAGGGTGGCCAAGCTCTTTGGTCAGCGTGTTTAGCTGCGATAGGTACTGGTGGTAAGGCGTTTTTAATATCCACACCAAATGGTTTGGATGAAATCTACTATGAGGCGTATGAGGGTGCTATAAGTGGAACTAATAAATTTAAAGTAACACATTTAAAGTGGTGGCAAGATCCCCGTTTTAATAAAGATCTTTGTCTAATTAAAACAAACGACATTATAAATTGGATTCAAAAACCAGAAGCGGAAAAAGACGAGCATATTATTGAAAGCGCCGTTGCTTTACATTATGATATTATTATAAAGTTCATAGAAGAGGGTTATAAACCACATTCAACATGGTATGAGAATATGTGCCGTGATATGAACTTAAATAAGCGAATGATTAACCAAGAATTGGAGTGCGCTTTTATTGGTTCTGGTGACAACGTTATTGAGGGTGAGGTGGTAAGAAGACAAGAAGAGACCAACGTTATGGAACCATCATTCAAAGATAGAGAATGGGATAATAATGTTTGGGTTTGGAAAATGCCACAAAAAGGTCATAGATATATTTTAGCGTTGGATGTATCTCGTGGTGATTCCGAAGATGCGACTGGTATGTGTATTATTGACTACGATACATATGAACAGGTTTTAGAGTATCATGGAAAGGTTCCACCTGACATTGCGGCTCAACTTGTTGATCATTACGGTAGAATGTATAATGCATTATCAACTTTTGATATAACTGGTGGTATGGGAATTGCTGCAACATCTAAGTTAAAGGAAATGAACTACCCAAAATCATTACTACATTATGATAATCTAAACGATGATGCTTTTTATATACCACCACCAGATGCGGTACCTGGAATTAATTTTGCATCAAAAAACAGAAGAAGTCAAATCGTTGCCGCATTAGAGGAAGCGGTATCTAGAGGTGATTTTAAAATACGAAGTGAAAGATTGATAGCCGAACTTAAGAAGTTTATATACAAAAACGGAAAACCAGACCATATGAAAGGATCTCACGATGATCTTATTATGGCTTTGGGTATGTGTTTATTCGTGGCTAACACATCATTTAAAAAGCTACAAGAGTCTGATAGTATGACAAAGGCTATGTTGGATAGTTGGAGAACAAATATTAATACAACTTCAACAAAAAGTAGCTATTTATTAGAAGATACAATAAAATCAGTACCAGATGAAGGTAGAGTCTACAATAAAAGAGAAGTAAATGACAATATTTTACAAAATACACGTGACTTTTCCTGGCTTTTTGGTAATATTAATAAAAGATAGATCATTGTGGCTAATAAAAAAACAGTTATATCGAGAATAAATTCAATTGGCGCAATGCGTCAAAATATTACTGGTGTACAAGTAAATGATAAAATTAGTGGTAGGGCGTTAAAAAAAGCATATTGCTCTATTGACAATGATAGTATAACCACTTATGTCCAAAAAAAAGAATGGGTTATAAGTTTAAACGATTACCTATTTCCACCTTATGTGGAATGTGAATATGTAGTATGATATGGCAGAAAAATTAACAGTATTTCAAAGATTAGGTCGCGTGTTGGGATCACAAAGTGGTGATCCAGCATATATTATCGACCCAAAATCCTTCGCTAATTTAGATGCGAAAGAATTAGAACAAAAAAAATTAGAGGCTCAACAAACCTACTATCTACAAAATCAGTGGAAAAAAATTGACAATGAGCTTTACCAAAAAGCTGTATATTATGAGCCAACAAGAATGGCTTCATATTTCGATTATGAAGCCATGGAGTATACACCAGAAATAGCAGCTGCGTTAGATATTTTTGCTGATGAGGCAACAACTTCAAACGAAAGTGGTAAAATTTTAAGCATTTATTCGGACAGTACCCGAATTAAGAATGAATTAATTGACTTATTTGAAAATGTGTTGGATATCAATACAAACTTAACTTCGTGGGCTAGAAATTTATGTAAATACGGAGATAATTTTGTATATAACAAAATCGTACCCAAAAAAGGTATTGTTGGTTGTGTACAATTACCAAATATTGAAATTACAAGAACCGAGCCTGGCTTTGTTCCAGTTAGAAACTTAGATCAGTACCAAGAAGAAAATGCGATTCAGTTTCATTGGAAAGATAAAAATATAGATTTTAATTCATTCGAAGTTTCGCACTTTAGATTATTAGGTGATGATAGAAAATTACCTTATGGTACATCAATGCTTGAGAAAGTTAGAAGGATCTGGAAACAATTATTACTATCTGAAGATGCAATGTTGGTTTACCGTGTTACCAGAGCCCCAGAAAGAAGAGTTTATAAAATCTTTGTTGGTAACATGGATGACAAAGACGTTGATGGTTATGTTGACAAGATTGCAAATAATTTTAAAAGGATTAATATCGTAAATTCACAAAATGGTCAACAAGATACTAGATATAATCCATTAGCTGTCGATCAAGACTATTTTATTCCAGTAAGAGACCCAGCATTAACAATGCCAATTGAGACTCTTCCTGGCGCACAAAACTTATCGGAAATCGCGGACATCGAATACATCCAGAAAAAAATGTTAGCGGCTCTTAGAGTACCTAAAGCATTTTTGGGGTTTGATGAGGCAACTGGTGAAGGTAAAAACTTAGCCATACTTGATATTCGTTTTGCTAGAGCGGTACATAGAATACAAAAAGCCCTTATTCAAGAGTTAAATAAGATGGCGATTATTCATCTTTACCTTAAAGGTTATGAAGATGATTTAAATAATTTCACATTATCGTTAACGACACCATCAACACAAGCAGACATCCTTAAAGTACAAAACTGGAAGGAAAAAATTCAGCTATATCGCGATGCGGTATCTGATGCTGGAAATGGGTATGGTGCGGTATCGATGACATGGGCCAAAAAAGAAATACTCGGTATGTCAGAAGAAGATATCAAACTTGATATTCAAAGACAAGCTGTTGAGAAAGCTGGTGGTGAAGAAATTAAAATGTTGGCTGAAACAATTAAACAAACTGGTTTATTCAGGGAAATTTATAAAGCTTACAAGATTAATCCAGATAACATGACAGCTGGTGGCGCCACTGGGGCAGCTGGAGCTGAACCTGGTGCTGAATTAAGTACCGCTATCGGTGGTGGTGGCGGTGGTGCTGAAGGTGGTTTAGGTACCGACTTTACAGCACCATTGGAAACACCAGAAACGGGGGCTGAGGTTGGAGCTGAAGCTGGAACTGAAACGGAGGCTGGAGCTGAAACTGAAACCGCACCAGAAGAAACTTTAGCTGAAAGATCTAAAAGATACATGGATAAAAGACGTAGCAACATTACCGAAACCATAAATAAAAGTATCGCTGAGATAGATAAAATATTAAAAGACTAAATTTAACCAATAATTCAAATATTTATCTAAAAATAGAAAATCATGTTTGGAGTTATAAAAGAAAATATTTTAAGTAAGTTGGAAAAAACTTACGCTAATGGTGATGTTTCTTCTTTTAAGAAAGAATTTAACCGTTACATTAAAACAATAAAGGAAAACAAAGACCTGAAAGAATTCTATGAGGTGTACGACTTATTCAAGCAAGTTAATTTTGATGATATTGATGTTGCAAAAGAATTTGTAGAAGAATCTATTAGTTATCTGAAGCAATTTAATAAATCAGAAGTTGATAAATTAACTGAATTAACTGAGACTAAACATAATTTGAATAAAAAAACGATCGAATTTAAATTAGACCAGTTAATTTTTAACGAAAATATTTCTTTAAAAGAAAAAGCGCAGTACAAAGTTGAGTTAATCAAACAAATAACTCAAAAAGAAAACGCAAAGATTGATTATAAAGATAGTTTTGAGGTACTACATAAAAAAATAAATGAGAACATTTCAAAATTAAGTAACGATCAAACACAAGCTCTTGAATTGTTCATTGAAAATGATACTAATAAGATTAACGATTTTTATCAAAACTTAATTAATAACACGGAAACTATTGTCGAAGGTAAAATTTTAAATACTGAAAATTCTGATGTTATTAAAAAATTAGTTGAGGTTAAAAAAAGATTAAATTCTCTTAAAGCAGAAAACCCGACTATAATTGAAATAGAAAAAATTATAAATCTTAAGGAATCGCTTAATTAATTTGTTTTTATCGTAATTTTTGTTTATTATTATAGCGTTTATTAATAATAAAATTAAAAAATTATGACAAAAAAATGTTCAGTAAATTTGGCAAAGAGAAACAACTCTTTAAGAATGACTCCTTTAGGGTCAAGTATGGTACTATCGATGCTTTAAAATTAAATGCGATATATGTTAATATCGAATCATGGGTTCAACCCAATGAACTAATAAATTTTGAATCAAATATACGATTGACCAGAAAAAATATAATAAGCGAACTTAGGCAAAAAATTAATCAAGAATTATTTCATGAAAATTTCATCGTTGACTTGGATTTAAGATCATCGGGAATGATGTTAAATAAAAAAAGTTTTATGTTTATTGAGGTCACTGTATATCCGAAAAAATTTATAAAGTTTAATTCAGAACAACTAAAAAACGATATTAAAGATATTGCCGTTTCAGCTATAAATGTTGTTCAAAAAAATAACTTTAACTTTTACTCAAAAAAATAAAATATGGATATGACAGAAGATTTTTTAGACGAGCTCCAAAATGAAGCCGACAAAGAACACATCAACAATATTTTACCTAAAGTCGAATCTTGGGTTACAATAGATAATAAAAATTTCTTTTTTAGCTTTAAGTGTATAGATACAATACCATCTGGTTTGTATTCTATGACATATAATGACCAACAAGGTTTCGGTGTCACTAATATGGAATACAAAAGTGAGGAATTTTTTCACCTACCATCATTACCACACGATAAAATAATTGGAGATTTACAAAAATTTTGGGATAATAAAGATAAATTCACCAAATATAATTTAAACCCAAAACGTGGAATTATTTTGCATGGTCATCCAGGTTGTGGAAAAACATCATTAATATATTTGTTGATTGAGGAAATAAAGAAACGAAATGGCCTTTCAATTTATTTTGATGTCCCCGAAAATTGGGTCGAAATTGCCAGATTAATTAGAAAGGTTGAAAAAGAAAGACCTTTGTTATGTATCATTGAGGATATTGATTTAGTTATTGCAAAACACGGTGAGGAACCATTTTTAAATTTTCTTGATGGGCTTAATTCAATAAATAATGTTGTTTATGTGGCAACCACAAATAATATTGAAAAAATTCCAGACAGAATCAAAGATAGACCTTCTAGGTTCGATAAAAAATATGAAATAAAAAAACCAAATGATAGTGATAGGTTACTTTATTTCCAGACAAAATTATTAGAAGAGGATAAAAAGAAATACGATCTAAAAAAATTGGTTAAGGATACAACAAACTTTACCATGGCTCATATTAAAGAAGTTTTTATTTCGCTATACATATTAGATAACCCATATGAAGAGGTTATTTCAAGATTAAAGAAAAGTAAAATCACCGACAACCCTATTGGTTTTAACCTTAATGAAGATTATGACGCTTAATGCGTGTTTTTAATTTACGTTAAGATATTTATATTAAAGTTTAACCAATGGCATTAAAAATTTTAAAAGAAAACGAAGAGGGTTTTGGTATAATCATTGACCATGATGCTGGATCAATCACAAGAGAAATTAACGAACAATTCTTAAACGAAAGTACGATTAGTGGTACTCTTGATTTAACAAAACCAATTATATACTATGCGACACTACAAAAATATGGTGTTGAGAATAGGAATGGTAGAATATATCCAGAGGATATTTTAAAGAAAGAGGTTGAAAGATATCGCGATGTTATAAGAAGAAACGCAAGCTTTCATGAATTAGATCATCCACAAGAATCTGTTATATCATTAAAAGGCGGTTCACCGCATAGAATATTGGATATGTTCTGGGAAGGTAATGCGTTGATTGGTAAACTTGAGATATTAGTATCTGATGGTTATAGAAAAAATGGCGTTATATCTTGTCATGGTGATTTAGTCGCTATGTACCTTTCATACGGTATGACACTTGGTATATCATCAAGGGGTATTGGCTCTCTTAAAAAAATTAATGGTAAAAATGTTGTTCAAAGTGATTTTGAACTTATTTGTTGGGATATAGTATCATCACCATCAACCCCAGGTTCTTATTTATACAAAAATCCTGAGGAATTTTCTAAATATGATGAGGTACTACCAGACACCGAACCACAAAAAATTATAACAACTAAAGAACCACAAGATGAATTTTTGAGTAAATTAAGTTCATTTTTGGGTAAATAATTTGTTTTTATAAGTTTTTTTTACTATGATTGTATCAATAAAAAAAAGTAATATGGATAAAAATTTTTATTGGTACACTGTAACGGTACAGTTTGTTGTTGAAGATGAACAAACTGGTAAAATTAAAAAAGTAAAAGAAATTTACCTGGTTAAAGCTGTGTCTATCACGGACGCTGAAACACAAGTAGCTAAAGATCTGGACGGTACAATGTCAGATTACAGAATTTTAACTGCAACCGAATCAAAAATTATCAGGGTAATTAAACCAGATGATGTTGAAATAAACGGATAAAAAATTAAAATTTTTTTTTACTCATTAAAACCAATTACCAAACCCGCCCAAAAGGCGGGTTTTTTTATTTTATTTATTAAGAATTACGAACTTTTGCAAAATGCTTGATATTTATTATTAGCATTATAGACAAAATAATTTTTTTAAAAAAAAATAATATGAGTAAAACTAGCATTTTAGCCGAAACCCTAGCTGAGATACAAGAAATCAAAG